TAAGTGAAGATAAAGTTCTTTCATATATTGGTAAAAGATATAATAAGCAAATCAGTTCATTTGATGAATTGATGGCTGAACGTAAAGAGAGCGAGCCGCTCCCTGAAGATGTAGCCGCTTATATGAAATATAAAAAAGAAACAGGTCGTGGATTTGAAGACTTCCTCAAGTTGAAGAAGGACTTTGAAACTATGGAGCCTGATAGTCTTTTAAAAGAATATCTTGCTGTTACTCAAGTTGGTCTTGACGAAGACGACATTGAGGCTTTGATGGATGACTACAGATACGATGAAGATATCGATGATGAGTCAAAAATCAAAAAAGTAAAAATAGCAAAGAAGAAGGTTATTGCTGAAGCTAAAAAGTTCTTTACTGAACAAAAGGAGAAGTATAAGCTGCCGCTTGAGTCAAGCGGGATAGGCATCTCTGAAAGTGAAAAGGAAGAATATGAGGCTTATAAGCAATACATCCAACAGTCAAAGACGATACAGGAGGAGAATGACCGTAAGCGTAAATGGTTTGAGCAAAAATCAGACGAGGTCTTTAGTAAAGACTTTAAAGGTTTTGAATTCAATCTTAACGACAAGAAGATTACTTTTTCTCCCGGTGACTCTGCAGAACTAAAGAAAGCACAATCAAATCCAATGAACTTTATAGGTAAGTTTTTGGATGACAATGGCTTGATTAAAGATGCTGCAGGATACCATAAGTCTTTGTCAATAGCTATGAACCCTGAAAAATTTGCTAAGTTCTTTTATGAACAAGGATTAGCAGATGCAACTGACGATGTTATGCGTAAGACAAAAAATATAAATATGTCAGAACGTAGAACACCTGAGGTTATTAATAAGGGAGGAATGCAGGTGAAATCGGTGACACCGGACTCAGGAAGGAGTCTGAAAATACGAAGTATAAAAAAGATATAACAATTTAAAAATTAAAGAAAATGGCAGTTTTACCAAATCCCGGGTATCAGCTTCAGCCAAGTGCGGAGCAGGTCCCATTGTCAACAAACTATATTACCAACTTTAACTTCTTGAATCAGTATCTTCCTGATACTTACGAGAAGGAGTTCGAGCGTTATGGTAATCGTACAGTAGCATCTTTCCTTCGTTTGGTTGGTGCTGAAATGCCTTCTAACTCAGACATGATTAAGTGGGCTGAACAAGGTCGTCTTCACACTAAGTATGTAGATTGTTCTACAACAGGTGTTGCAGGTGATGACTCAGCTACAATCACTGTTAATGATGCAGGTGTTACAGCTATTGCTATCCGTGCAGGACAGACAGTTTACATCTCTGATAATGCTACAGGTATATCTAACAAGGGTATCGTAACATCAGTAGATTTAACAACTAATGAGTTTGATGTTGCTTTCTACGAAGCAGGTGGTCAAGCTTATGCAGTTAGTGCAACACTTTCTGTTTGGATTTATGGTTCTGAATTCAAAAAAGGAACTGTAGGAATGATTGGTTCTCTTGAAGCTCAAGATGAGTTTTTTGATAACTCTCCAATCATCATCAAAGATAAATACGCTGTAAGCGGTTCTGATATGGCACAGATTGGTTGGGTTGAAATCACAACTGAGAATGGTGCTACAGGTTATCTTTGGTATCTAAAGAGTGAGCACGAAACTCGTCTTCGTTTCGAGGATTATCTTGAGACTGCAATGATTGAGGCTGTTCCTGCTGAGTCAGGTTCAGGTGTTGCTAACTCTGCCCTAAACCCAATCTACGGTAACAAAGGTTCAGAAGGTATCTTCTACGTTGTTAACGACCGTGGTAACGTATGGGGTGGCGGTAACCCAACTACATTGGTTGACTTCGATGCTATCATCTCTCGTCTTGACAAGCAAGGTTCTATCGAAGAGAACGTAATCTTCGTTAATCGTCAGTTCAGCTTTGACATTGATGATATGCTTGCTGCTCAAAACAGCTACGGTACAGGTGGTACTTCTTATGGTCTTTTCCAAAACGATAAGGACATGGCTCTTAACCTTGGATTTACAGGGTTCCGTAGGGGTTATGACTTCTACAAGTCTGATTGGAAATACTTGAATGACCCAACTATGCGTGGTGGTCTTCCAACAGGAGCTTCTGCTTCAGGTACTGTAACAGGTCTTTTGGTTCCTGCAGGTTCAACAACCGTGTACGACCAAATCCTTGGCAAGAATGCTAAGAGACCATTCCTTCATGTTAGATACCGTGCTTCTGAAACAGAAGACAGAAGGTATAAGACTTGGATTACAGGTTCTGCCGGAGGTGCTCAAACAAGCGACCTCGATGCAATGGAGGTTAACTTCCTTTCTGAGCGTTGCGTATGTACTCTTGGTGCTAACAACTTCGTGTTGTTCCGCTACGGTTCATAAATATAAAAAAGGGGAGTGTCTTCAAAGACACTCTCCTTATTTTTTTAATTAAATCAAATTATATAAAATGAAAAAGAATTTGTTATCAACGGATAAGATATATAAACTTAAAGGAGAAGCAGCTCCATTATCTTACACACTTCCATCACGAAATAATAAAAGATACCCTCTTCTTTGGTTTGATGAAGAGAATAACGTAAATAGACCTCTTAGGTATGCCATCAATCAAAAGTCTCCTTTCGAGGATGAGCAAGATGGTAACGCTATTGTGGAGCCTATTATATTTGAAAATGGATTTCTTAGAGTTCAAAGAACAAACCCTGTATTACAGCAGTTTCTTCATTATCACCCTTTAAATGGGAGAACCTTTGTTGAGGTTGATTATGAAAAAGATGCTACAAAAGAGGTTGAGAATCTTACTGCTGAAGTAGATGCATTGGTTGAAGCCCGTCAGCTTAGTATAGAACAACTTGAAATAGTTTCAAGAGTTCTTTTTGGTAAAGACCCGTCAAGGTATACCACAGCAGAATTAAAAAGGGATGTACTTATTTATGCTAAAAAAGACCCTAAAGGGTTTTTAAATATGCTAAACGACCCAATGCTTAAGGTTCAGTCTAATGTTCATGTATTCTTTGAAAACAAGTTATTGACGTTTAGGAATGGTCGCAAAGAGGTGTGGTTCAACACGGTATCAAATAAAAAGAAGATGCTTACTGTACCTTATGGGGAAGACCCATACTTCTCAGTGGCTAATTATTTAAGGACTGATGAGGGTATTGATGCTTTAAAAATGTTAGAAAACAGCATATCTTAGATTATGTAGTCTCATGGTTTAAAGTCCGGGGGGTACTTCTGTACCCTCCTTTTTTTTATTTATCTTTGTAAAAAGAACGTAGATGATTAATTCAGTTAGAAATACGGTATTATCTATTTTGAATAAAAATAACTATGGATATATATCTCCATCTGATTTTAATTTGTATGCAAAACAAGCACAGATGGAATTTTTTGAGGAGTACTTTTCCTCATACAATAAGATTATAAATATGGAAAATGCCCGCATGTCGGGAACCCAATATGCAGACTTAAAAAAAGTTTTAGAAGAGGCGATAGAGATATTCTCTGTCACGTCTTCTTTATCTCAAGTAGCTGTTGGGCAAAATAGATATTATGTTCCATCTGTATCTACAACAGGATACGATTATTATATGATTAATAAAGTTCTTTGTTATGATGCATCAGGAATAACAAGAACTTTTATGGGAGAGGCTGAGAAGGTTAATCACAGCAAAATAACCATGTTGAACAACTCTCTTCTTACGGCTCCAACAGAAACATATCCTGCATACATTCAAGAGGGTGGTGTGATGACTGTTTATCCGTCTACAATCAACTTGCCTAATGAGGTTGATGCACAGTACTTCAGGTATCCTAAAGACCCTAAGTGGACCTATATTACTCTTGGAAGTGGCGAGCCTGTATTTGACCAATCTCAACTTGACTATCAAGACTTTGAGGTTCCAATTGAGGATGAGTATAAATTAGTTATGAAAATATTACAATATGCAGGTGTGTCTATAAGAGAGATGGCTCCTGTACAATTTGGTGTTGCACAAGAGCAGCATGAACAACCAACATTTAGTCAGCAACAATAATAAGTTATGGCATATATATCTCAGTATCAGTATTACACAAATAATGGAGTAACTCCTGAAAATAAAAATTGGGGTTCATATCAGTATGTAAGCCTTTATGATATTGTCAATAATTTTTTATTGATGTATTCGGGGAACCACTCTCTTGTTAACAATGAGCAGAGGTACAAGATATTGTTTCATGCAAAACGTGCAATACAAGAACTTAATTATGATGCCTTTAAAGAAATAAAGGTATTGGAACTTACGGTTGATGATGGACTCAGGTATGTTTTACCCTCTGATTTCGTGAATTGGGTTAGAGTCAACCTTTACAAAGATGGCTATCTAAGACCACTGACCGAAAATATACAAGTCCTTTCATCAACCGCCTATTTGCAGGACCAACAGGGCAATATATTATTTGACCAAAATGGTAATGTGCTTGAGCCCGAAAACTCTGAGATAGATTACGATAGACTTAGGGGTACTAAGAAAAGTATATACCTAAATCCTCAGAGCAGATATAACGGTCAATACGGTTGGGATGTAAATGGTGTTTGGTATTTTGATTATAGCCTTGGCGAAAGGTATGGTTTAAATACTGAGACAGCAAACTTTAACCCGACATTCAATATTGACAAGAAGGCGGGTGTTATTAATTTTAATTCAGACATGTACAACCAATCTGTAATACTTGAGTATATATCAGATGGTATGGAGAATGGTAATGATGCAAATGTTTCTGTAAATAAATTATTTGAAAAGTATATATATGCGTATATTCAATACGAAATTCTTAACTCCAAGTTGGGTGTACAAGAATACGTAATTAATAGGGCAAGAAAAGAAAAGAGTGCTTTACTTAGAAACGCTAAAATTAGAATGAGTAACATACATCCGGGTAGACTTCTTATGAATCTACGTGGCATGGACAAGTGGCTAAAATAATATGGCAAATATTACAAGGAACTTTACGGCAGGTAGAATGAATAAGGTTGTTGATGAACGCCTTATACCCGATGGCGAATATATTGATGCTATTAATATTCGCATGGGTTCTACCGAGAAGTCAGAAATAGGTGTTATTGAGAACGCAAAAGGTAATTTACCATTAACAAGAATTACATACATTGATGGGACCCCATTAAGTGAGTTTGCAAGATGTATAGGTGCGATTGACGATAGTGCAAATGAAACACTATATTGGTTTATTCACGACTCATTGTTTCCTATAGGAGCCACAGGAAAGCTTGATATGATTGTGTCATATAACACCAACACAAACATACTAACGTATCACGTTATTAGTATTGATGATGGAGATGGTGTAAATACAACACTTAATTTTAATCCACAATATCTCATTACAGGAGTTGATATTGTTGAAGATTTAATATTTTTTACAGACGACTACAATCCTCCAAGGTTTATAAACAGGAAAAGAAACTATCCAAATCCTATACTTAATATAGACCAATTCTCAGCAGAGTCTATTCTTGTAATAAAGAAGCCACCTACTGCTGCACCATCTGTACAGCCAATAGTTACAGGGGGGCAGGATAATTTTATGGAGGAAAGGTATATATGTTTTGCTTATAGGTATAGATACCAAGATGGTGAGTATACCGCAACATCTCAATTTTCAGAACCTGCATTTATACCAAAGGCATTTGAGTTTAGTATCAACAGCTTTTTGAATGAAGGCATGGTGAACCTTGCAAACTCTGCTATTATAACATATAATTCAGGTGGACCACTTGTAGTTGGAATAGACCTTTTATTTAAGGAGGCTCAAAGCAATGTAATTAAAGTTATTGAAAAGCTTGATAAGTCTGACCTTGGACTTGCTGACAATACTGACTACACATACGTATTTACAAATAGTAAAATATTTACTGTTCTTCCTCAGTCAGAGTTATTGAGGTTGTACGACAACGTACCCCTTCTTGCAAAAGCTCAAACCATAATGGGCAACAGGCTTATGTATGGTAATTATGTTGAAGGGTATGACATGATAGACAAGCTTGGTCAACCCGTAAGATTTGAGTACACCGCAAATTTAATTACAGAATCTGTAGACACAACTCAGCTTGTGGACACTACAGGCAATGGAACTTACAATATAGATGGAGCTCAATCAATACCAAATTCAATACTTTATTTTGACCTAACAGGAAAAGAACTTGTAACAGGCTCTTCTATAAGTGCTGAAGTAAGGCTTAATCATTATTCATTCTCAGGAGATACGCCTCCGCCTACAGAGCAATCTGAAAACATAAACATTACACTTTCATTTATATTAAATAGAGATTATAGTTCTGTTTACGACTTGGCTACAAGCGTAGAGTTTCAGCAAGCTATAGGAACAATATCAAATATAAACCCTGTTTATCCATTTACTCCCGGTGGGACAACTTTAACTGACCAATTTAATGATGCATTGCCATTAAACTTGGATGCACTTACAAAATATGCAAGCGGTATTAGCTCAGGCGGTCAACCAATAACTGTACTTACAACCCCCGGAAGTCAACTTATAGGTTTACAGTTTGTGGCAATGAGATACGTTGACAATACTGCCGCTCCAACATTTAACGTGTATGAGTATTACTCTGTTGCTTTTGCTGAGGTGACGTATCAAAAAATAAATTCACCTCGCAGCTTGCATAGTAATAGAGGTTATGAGATTGGTATCGTTTATATGGACGAATTTAACAGGGCATCTACTGCTTTTGTTAGTCCAAACAATACAATACATATACCATGTGCAAATTCAAGTACAAAGAATTCAATACAGGTAACGATACCTACAACACAAAGGGCTCCATATTGGGCTAAGAGATATAAGTTTGTTATTAAGCCTGATGAAGAGAACTATGACGTTATTTATAGCAGTATATTTTTTAATGACCCCAACTCAAATGATGTTTACTTTTTACTTGAAGGAGAAAATTCAAGAAAGGTTGAAACGGGTGATAGGCTTATTGTAAAGGCAGACACAGGAGGTGCAACAACAGGATGTGTATATGCTACTGTTCTTGAAAAGGAATCAAAGGCTGAAGGTTTTATAACAATACCAAGTGAGCTTGACCCTACTGTAGATATTAATGTCCCGTCAGGTGTTTATATGAAAATGAATCCAAGCAACTTTGCAGTTGTAAAGGATGAGTTATCTATAATAGCACCGGGAACCGTTCAGGTTGACGAAAATACTCCGGGTGATTATCCTATTCTGAACTATAGTATGAATAGGTTTGATACCGCAGCAAATGAATGGGTCGACTATGACGTGCCTGCAGGAAGTAGGATTAAAATTAATTTTAAGTTTCAACGTCTTGGTACAGGTGATGGGAACAATGCTTGCGAAAAAAGAATATATACATTAGAAAAAACGTTGGTATCTTCTGCAAGTTATCCTAATATGAAAGATTGGTGGGATGGCGAGAATGTTGAAAATGTAATTACAGAAGGGATACAAGACGTTGGAGGAAGTGGAGCTGACATAGAAAATGTATACATCCCTACATTAGCCTCTTCAAACAATGACATATCTACAAGTGCCACAACAAACTATTATAGATTTTATAGATACCCAACTATATTAGGAGACCCAAACAGTAATAGGCTTGTTCTTATATTGAGCGGTACTGTAAGGTGTGGAGGAGTATTATCAAGAGAAAAAAGAAGGTCAACAATAATTGCAAGCTTAGAAGTGTTTAGAGCTGAGACTACATTAATATTTGAGACTCAGCCACAAGATGCATTGCCTGATGTGTTCTTTGAAAATAATCTTTCATTTGAAATTGATGATGACGGAAACCACAGTGGTAACGTTCAAAATCAAAACATAGCAGGAGTTATACCGGGTATTGTAGACACAGAGTTCTTTAACTGCTTTTGTTTTGGTAATGGAGCTGAAAGCTATAAGATACTTGATTCTATAGTTGGTAAGACATTTAATCTTGGTAACAGGGTTACGTCTGTATCTGCACAGGATTATAAAGAGGCAGATAGGTTTTCAGATATTACATATAGTGGTATATACAATACTGAATCCAACGTAAATAAACTAAACGAGTTTAACTTAGGTCTATTAAACTTTAAAAATCTTGAACAATCTTTTGGTCCAATATATAAAATGGACGGAAGAGAGACAGATGTGCTTACTCTTCAAGAGGATAAGATTTCTTACGTATTGGCAGGAAAGAATTTACTTTCAGATGCTGCAGCAGGTGGTGCAATTACATCTGTACCTGAGGTATTGGGAACACAAATAGCAAGAGTAGAAAAATACGGTATCAGTTTTAATCCTGAGAGCT